AACCAACCCTTTATAAAAACCTTCTTTTCAAAGATTTACCCTATTTATGCCGAAAAATATTCTCAGTTACAAGATCACGATTATCACACTATTTATGATATTAAGGTACAGAAGAGTGAAGTAGGACAAGGGTATCATGTATGGCATTGTGAACAATCAGGAATGGCTTCTAGAAGCCGTGTTTTAGCCATACTTTTTTATCTAAATGATGTGGAAGAAGGAGGGGAGACTGAATTTCTTTATCATAGTCGTAGAATAAAAGCTAAAAAGAATAGGTTAGTTTTATTTCCTTCTGCTTATACCCATACCCATAGAGGTAATCCCCCCTTATCGGGTGAAAAATATGCAGTGGCTTCATGGGTTGAATATGGAGTACAATGAGGTAATAATGGTTAAAAAGACAACGATAGAAGTGTCAGCAGATTTGGACAAACACGAAGCAGTTTGCGCTGAAAGATGGCGAGAAACTATCTATCGCATTAAAAGATTGGAAGTATTAATAATAACTACGTTGCTTTCCCTAGTAGTAGGCATGGCAACAATTTTATCAGGACAGGTGTTTTAAAATGATTTGGACAATAATAAATATAATCGTATGGATAATTGCAGTGGCCTCAATAGTTGCAGCAGTTTCTCCTCACACAAAGAATACAAAAGATGATGCTTTTGTTGGGAAAATAAACAAGGCAATAAACTTTTTGGCGTTAAACTTTAAGAAATAATGAGCAAATGCCCTACGCCAAATATATATTCAAGCCCGGAATAGATCGCGAAGGAACCGACTACAGTAATGAAGGTGGTTGGTATGACGCTAATCTAGTACGTTTTCGCAAAGGAAAACCAGAAAAAATTGGCGGTTGGCAGAAGCAGACCTCTAATTCTTATTTAGGTATTGGTCGTGCCTTACACGGTTGGGTAGATCTCGCTGGGACGCGTTATCTTGGACTGGGAACCACCTATAAATATTACGTAGAACTTGGTACCTCTTTCCATGATATAACTCCTATTAGAGCTACCACATCGGCAGGGGATGTTACTTTCTCTGCGAGTAATGGAGATGCCACCCTTACTGTAGCTGATACTGCTCATGGAGCAGTACAAAATGACTTTGTTACCTTTAGTGGTGCGGCTACTTTAGGCGGTCTTATTACCGCCGATGTACTCAATCAAGAATATCAAATTGCGACGATTGTTAATGCAAATAGCTACACAGTAGAGGCTAAAGATACCGATGGAGATACTGTTACTGCTAATAGCAGTGATAGTGGCAACGGTGGTGGTAGTGTTGTTGGAACCTATCAAATTAATGTTGGCTTAGACGTTTATGTAGAAGGCACAGGTTGGGGTATCAGTACATGGGGAGCAGGTGGTTTTGGTAGTGTAGGCACCTTGGATGCTTCTAATCAATTACGTCTATGGTCCCATGATAACTTCGGTGAAGATCTTATAATGAATGTACGTGGAGAAGGTATTTATTATTGGGATGAATCAGGAGGAACCAGTGCCAGAGCTGTGGCGCTCACTGCACTATCGGGGGCTATTTTAGCTCCGACTAAAGCTTTACAAGTATTAGTCTCAGAAAAAGACCGACATGTTATTTGTCTTGGTGCGGATCCTTTAAATGCAGGAGGCACAGCCAGAACAGGTGCTGTTGATCCGATGTTTATTTGTTGGAGTGACCAAGAAAATGCAGGCGATTGGGAGCCAATAGCAACGAATACAGCAGGGTCATTAAGAATCTCATCGGGTTCCGATATTATTGGGGGAATATCTTCCAGAGAAGAAATACTGGTGTGGACAGATATTTCCATGTACTCCATGTCCTACATCGGTCCTCCTTTTACCTTTGGCATTAACTTAATTAATCAAGGAGTAGGTCTTATTGGACCCAAAGCTGCGGTTAATACTCCCGATGGTGTGTATTGGATGGATAGAAAAGGTTTTTACAGATACGCCGGTTCTGTTTCTCCACTTCCATGCAGTGTTCATTACTATGTATTTAGTGACTTTAACGAAGAACAATCTTTTAAAACGTTTGGCTTTTTAAATAAACAATTTAACGAAGTAGGTTGGTTTTATGTCTCTGGAGACAGTACGGAAATAGATCGTTATGTGGTTTATAACTACGCTGAACGCACTTGGACGATTGGTCAATTAGCGCGTTATGCGTGGCTGGACGAAGGCTTATCAACTTACCCAAGGGCCACCGGCGAAGTAAGCTCCACACAGTATCTGTATAACCATGAAAATGGTAATGATGCTGATGGCTCTCCTATGGATAATGTGTATATTCAATCCAGTGACTTTGATATGCAGCCCGATGGGGATTACTATACGTTTATCCGTAAAGTTATTCCTGATGTTAAGTTCACAGGCAGTGGTGGAGCCGATCAAACAATTAATTTCGTATTGAAATCAAGGGACTTTCCAGGGGATAGTTTAACCACGGATACGACGCAAACCGTCACTTCTACTACGCAGAAATTGGATGCGCGCATACGCGCACGACAACTGACTTTTAGAGTGGAATCCGACGATGATAATACATCAGCAACGCGTTTAGGCGTGGGTTGGCGTTTGGGGGATACGCGTATGGATGTTAAGCCCGATGGACGCAGATAATGGGAAAACTGTTAGAAACGCGTTTACCTATTGCCATTAGCGAACATGAGCCTTTCGTTCATTCAGGTATATACAACCGTATGGTGCGTATCCTGGAGATTAATTTAGGACGCTTTGATACGACAGCAACACCCCAATACAATGACACACAATTAGATCAGAATAAATTTAATGCGGGGGATGTAATATGGAACACCAACAAAAGTGTCTTGCAGATATATACAGGAAGTGAATGGCAGGATATATCAACCAGAACGGAAGTTGGTTTGGAAGCGACTGGTTCCGTAGGTAGCTTAACTATAAGCACAAATGGCGCAGTTTCGATTAGTTTATAGGAGTATAAAATGCCGATAAATAAAGTAGAGGGGGGCTGGAAAATAGCCAATACCAAAGGAGTTTCTCCTAATAAAAAAGCTGCTGAACGGCGTCTAAGAGCTATAAAAGCAAGTCAAAATGCTAGGAAAAAAGGTAAAATGTCTAACTATAAAAAGAGTTCAAGGAGGCCCTAATGGCAGATAAAACAATTATTATTAATACAGATGATGCCGACGCACCTGAAAAACCAGAAGCGCCTACGTGGTATAACACAGCAGAAGGCTTTGATAAGTGGAGAGTATTTCCAAGACTATTAATTACTTTATATGGATATGCTTTCTATATGACAACAAGTTGGTTCATGGCTTTACCTGATCCTACTAATGCTCAGAGTGCTTTTGTATCCGTTATTGTAGGTGCAGGGGCAGCTTGGTTTGGCCTCTATGTCGGTGGAAGCAGTAAAAAATAAGATAACTTAATGGCTTTTCCATTTGAGCTAATAACTATGTTGGGATCAACACTTATATCGGGAGTTATGAGTATGCTCTCTCAAAACCTGAAAGCTAAACAGGCTCAACAGAAAATGTTATTGGCTAGAGGGGAGTTTCAGGTTGAAGCTTTTAAAGCTGCAAGGGAGTATAATAATGAAGGCTTTCAATGGACAAGAAGAATAATAGCCATACTCGCAGTATTATCCATTGTAGTTTTACCTAAAGTAGCGGTTATCTTTTTTCCAGAATTAGCTGTTACTGTAGGCTATACGGAGTTTAAGCCGGGATTTTTATTTATACCGGAGAAGGAAGCAATGAAATGGGTAGAGTTTACTGGTTTGGTAATTACGCCCTTGGATACTAATTTAGTAGCAGCAATAATCGGTATGTATTTTGGTGGCAGTTTAGTAAAACGATAATGGAGACAACAGCTTGAAAAGAAGCTAGAATAAGACTATGGCTGATAATTGGTTAAGTAACTTATTTAATTGGGGCAACGACGATGTTACCTATGAAGACGATCCCTATGGCATAGGGGAAAGCTATGGTGCTGGCGATGCCTTTGACTATAATGATCCCTATAAAAATTTATCTCTCGATGAATTATTAAACCTTGATTACGGGGATGACGCTGGATGGGGTGATCTATTTGATTTTGGTTGGGGTGACGAAGATTATGGAGAGGATGCCGATGATTACTGGGG